GTCTCCGGCCACCTCGTCAAAATCCAGGACCGTGATCCAGCACAGCCAGCGCTCAGCCAGCGCCCGCTCAAACAGGTCGTGGTTTTCTTTAGTAGCTGGCATCGTGATGGCGGCCTGCTCACCCTGGCCCTGACCGCTGACCAGTCCTGACCAGCTGAGCTGCCGGTAGGCCCATTGCACCCCGCCGAAGGTGATGATCTGGTTCATCCACTGGGTTTGCCAGCGAGCGAACATCGTCCCGGCTCCATCGCCCAGCTCAATCAGTGCCACCTGTGCCCTGGCCATTAGGAGCCCCCTAGGGCGAGCCTGGCGCCAGGTGAGCGCAGCGCCCCCAGGATCCCGTCAGCGGTGGCCTGCATGGCCTGCTCAAGGTCGCCCATGGAAACCCACTGGCTGCCGTCGGGCAGCTGCAGCACTTCGCCGGTTTTGATCGTGATGTTCGGCACGCCGCCCCCGCCGGCCGCGGCCCGCGTGTGGTCGATGATCGTTTCGCGGGGGTGAACCATTGCCATGAAGCCGCCGCGGCCATCGAGGCCGCCAGACCTGGGGGCGTTGCCGGTGTAGCCGCCGCCTTCAAAGCTGGGGGCCTGGACTGCGCTAAACGTGGGCAGGGTCGGCAACCGCAAACGGGCGGCCACGTTGTTGACGTTGAGGATCATCTGGTTGATGGCGCCTATAAAGCTGTTGATCACGTTGGCGGCAAAGCTGAGCACGCTGCGCAGCACGTTCTTAATGGCGCCGGCAGCGGCTTCAAACGGCGCCACCAATGCACCGGCCACGTTGCCGATTGCGGATTGCAGCCAGCCCAAGACAGCGCCGATGCCGTCGCGGATGGTCTTGTTCACTGCGTCCACGGCGCCGTAGATGGTCTTGCCGATTGCGGCAACCACCTTGCCGATGTCATCCCGGAAGGCGTAGATCAGCACGCCAACGGCCACCAGGGCCGCACCGATCAACAGCGGCCAGCCAACGATGGCGGTGGCAAAGGTGGCCAGCCCCGCAGCCAGCGGCCCCAGTGCGCCAAGCCAACCGGCGATGGTGGCGCCGATCGCCAAACCTTGGAACGCACCCAGCACCGTGATCACGCTGGCCACGATCGGGGCCAACACGGTGAAGCTGATTGCCAGCAAGGCCAGGCCGCCCACGATGGCCTGGATTGGCCCGGGAAGGCTGGTGAAGCCATCGACCACCACCGTGAGCACGGTCGCCACGGCATCGAGCGCCGGCAGCAGGGCCACGGTGATGCCAGCCGCCAAAGCGCCGACTTTGCCGCCCAAGGTCGCCAGCTTGTCGTTGTACTCGTCGGCTTTCTTGGCAAAGGCGCCGGTCATCTTCACGCTCAGCGCTTCGATGGCCGTGCCGCCTTCATTCAGCATCGGGATCATGTTGGCTCCGGCCTTGCCGAATAGATCCAGCGCTGTGGCGGTCTTCTCAACGCCATCAGGCATGGCCTTGAAAGCGTTGGCCACCTCGAGCGTGATCTGATCAGCGGTCTTGAGATTGCCAGCGGCATCCTTGGCGCTGATGCCCAATCGCTCTAGGGCCGGGCCTACCTTGTCGCCCTTGCCGCCAATGTTGAACAGGCCTTTGCTCAGCTTGACCAGTCTGCTGGCTACGGCATCAATATCGGTGCCGCTGGTGGCCGCTGCCTTCTTGAACTTCGCCAGGGCCTCGACGCTCACGCCGGTGCGCTGGCTCATGTCGTTGAGCGCATCGCCGGCTTCGATCGTCTTGCCCACCAATGCCGCCAGGCCGCCCACGGTGGCCACGGGCGCCAATGCACCCAGCGCACCACCGAGCGGGCCGATCCTGCTGGTGAGCGAGTTGGCGGCGCCCTCCACCTGCCTGAATTTTCCCTGCAAAGCCGTGATCTGCTCGCCACCAGTGACCTTGGCGGCAATCCTCAGCAGGGCATCCATGTTCATGGCCATCAGCTCATCGCCCCCTGGTTTAGGATTTCGGCTTCGATCACTTGCACGCCTTCCACGACCTTGCCGAGGTTCTCGACTGAGTACAGGTTACCGATGCCGATCAGCTCGGAGTAAATGAGGCCGGTCCGCTGGCCGTTGTCTGTGCGCCACTGGGTCTGGCATCGCATGAACAGCTCGACAGCCGGCCAATTCTCGGGCCAGACATCAAACACCTTCGGAGCCTGTGATCCGATCAGCTCGGCCGCGGCCTCAGCAGACAATCCCAGGGCTTCGGCTTCTTGCCTCAGTCGCTCAGTGTCGTTCGGCCCTGCGCCGCTCAGCCAATGCCGTGCGGCGCCTTGGAGTTTCCCCGCTTGGCTCCTTCCAGGCTTTCGGCCCATGCGTCACACACAGCCTTGGCCACGCCCTGAATCCGCAGGAACTTGTCGGCTGCAGCAGCGGTAAAATCCACCGGTTCGCTGTCGTCATCGGTCACACCAGCCCAGCCCACCAGCACCTCGGCCGCGATGGTCCGATGGTTGACGCCCTCCAGCTCCGGATCGTCCTCGCCACGCTTCAGGAGCGCCGCCCGCCTGGCCGATGCCACCAGCAGGTAGTCGATCCGCTCCTGATCTAGGAAAGCGAACTCGGCGGTGAAACTGTAGCTTTCGCTGGCTAACTTGCCAGCCACCTTCCATCGGTAGCTAGTGGCGTCTGAAATCTTGAACATGGAATATCGTGGGGTAAGGGATCAGGAAAAGGCCAGGGTCAGGGAGTCGGTAACGCCAGGCGCGCTGTTCTTTGCCACGAATGGCAGCTGCAGGCCATAGGTGCCGTTGAGGTTCACCTCGGTGGGCGGCCCGAACACGGCATAGGGGATGGTTGGAGCCACCCGAAAGCCTGCTGAGGGGCCATGGGTGAACGTGATCGCCTGGCGGGTGCCATTGGTGCAAAGGGCGTAGGGGTTGAAGGTCGCCAGGTCAGCCGGGCGGACGATGGTGATTGTGCCGCTGACAACGTGATTAACGATCTGCACCTCTTTGCTGCAACCGGCGTAGTCTCGGAAAAACAGCTCCGGCTCCACAGATGCGGTCATCGACTGCACGCACACCGGCACGCCGCCGATGCTGGCCGTAGGGGTGTTGGCAGAGTCGAACACCACCCCGGCCGCCTGGTTGCTGATCGTTCCCGTCGGGTTGGCGACGTTGGTTGGCTCGACATAGATACCGGTGCGGTTGAACGTGATCCGCGGAACCTCGCCGGCAGTGAAAGCCATCTCGAAGCCGCCACGACAGCCGAGCGCCTGATGGCGCTGGCCGTCCCCAAAGAACATCAGCTCAGAACTGGCAGGCGCGTCGGAGGTGATCAGGTTGTAGGTGTTGACAGACCCCGCAGTCGTGAGGTTCATCCCTGAACCCAGCAGAAGATGGCTGAACTTCGGCGCGGTGCCAGCAGTGCCGGACCCCTGAAGCTGCATCGGCAGCGATGCCTCTACCTTCCGCATCGCAATGATCGGCGAGCGGGTAGAGCCGAACGCGCCATCAAGGATGTCCACGTCAATTGATTCCGCGACCAGCGGACTGATCGAGGCATCAGCCAGGGTGATCAGGTAATCGGCGCCAGCGGTGCTGGCCGTCTGCCCGTATGTGGTTTCGGCCTTGGAGCAAACAATCGTTTTCCGGTAAACGGCCATCAGGAATCACCAAGGGTAGGGGTTGCCTCGGCAGGGGCCTCAGCCGCGCAGACCGGCTGGGTGGCTGGTGTCTCCAGCTCCCACACTCTGCCGTCGGCGGAGAGCACAAACTCTCCCGGCCCGGTGGGCGGAGGGGGCAGCGGAAGCGGCGGTTTAGGGGAGGCCATCGGTCACGTCCAGCTGATAGGTTCCATAGGTCACAGTGTAGGAACAGCGCAGAACGCCGATCTCGCCGCTCACCCCGTCTGCCTGGCGGCCGGTGGGCGCAATGCCGACCACCCCCGGCAGGCTGGGCACGCCGGTGGCCTCGGCCATCAGCAACTCATGGGCTTTGACCCAGATCGGATCAGCCAGCAGGGTCAGGGGTGATCCGCTGATCAGAATGTCGAGCGTCAGCCGCATGGAGGTGGTGAGCGTTGAGTGGCTCGTCACCTCGTCGCTCTGGTTGTCCCAGTCGATCACAACGGCCCGCATCTCGTTTCGGGCCAGCGCTTCGTAACGGTCGCGAAAAACGGCGGCGGCTGCGGTGCCAGTAAGGCCAGCCTCAAGGATGGACTTGACCCCCGCCACAATCGTCTCCGATCTGCTCAGTGTCATGGCCGGGGCTCCTCGTCTGGGATGGCGTCGGAGTAGCGCCGCCGCCGGCCCAGCCCCAGCAATCTCCCAGCGGCTGGGATGGCGTTCTGGATGGGCGATGGCACAAATACGGCTAGCGCCACATTCCAGCGGGCATCGCAGGCCGCCCATGGGTTGGGTGCCCGATACTCGCAGACTCCGATGTAGGCGGCCACCAAGGCCAGCGCGGGCCAGTTCATAGTTTCCCCTTGCGAAGGCGGTCTTCGTGGTCGTCGAGGGTGTTGCGGTGATGGGCCAGGATTTCAAGGATCT